TTATTAGAAGCTTATGGTAGACAATTAAAAGTCGCTGATGCTTATGTTCAAAAGAACTATGGCAAATCTATGTCTAACAATATGGCATTAACTACTGCTGTATTACTAGATAATACTAACAGATTCTTAACTGAATCTATGAACACTATGGCAACTGAAAGAGCTGACCTAGGTGCTTACAAGAAATTCTGTTTAAACTTAACTAACATTGCAGTTCCTTCATTAATTGCTAATGACTTAGTTATCGTTCACCCAATGACTTCTTACAGTGGAGCTGTTGCTTACTTAGAATATCAATCAAGAACTAATAAGGGTGATGTTAAGAAGGGTGATTTATTCAACGGTGTATTCGGTCTAGGTGATATGACTGAAGCTAGAGTTAACTTTACTAGCCAAGTTATCATTGAAACTGTAGGATCTGATGGAAAAGTAGCTTTAACAGCTATGGCAACTAACAGATTCGCAACTGCTGAAGATTTAAAAGAAGGTGTAACTGGAAAAGATGCTAAAGTTATTGATAAGAATGGTAACGTTACTTACTTAACAGCTGCTGAAGTTAACGCTGGTGGATTAGATGCTGATTCTAAGGTTGCTTACTTCTCAGAAGAATTCCAAATGGAACATGTTCCTGCTCAAGATATTCCTACTATTGGACCAGTATTAAAGAGCATTCCATTAGTTGCTGAACCAAGACGTATCGCTGTAAGATATGACCAAATCACTGCTTTCCAAGCTAAGACTGATTATGGCTTCTCATTAGATAAGCAAATCGCTGAACAAGCTTGTGGTGAATTAGTATATGAAATCGATACTGAAATGGTTATGATGCTTTATGGTGTAGCATTCGCTAAAGCTGAAGATGTTGAAGCTTTAACTTGGGACAAGACTATTCCAGTAGGTGTTTCTAAGTTTGAACACTACAACGGATTCCTTGAAATCGTTGAAGCTGCTAAAGCTATTATCTATAACAGAACTAAGAAGTTCAGTGCTAACTACATGGTATGTGCTCCAGACGTATTAACCGTATTAGCATTCGTAAGTGGTTATACTGCAGTTAAGAACCCTAAGATGAATGGTCCTTACAAAGCAGGTGAATTAAACGGTCTAGGCGTTTATGTATCTCCAGCTCTTAAGAGAGGTGAATTCTTCTTCGGTCTAAATGGATCTGATATGATGAGTTCAGCTGCTGTATATGCTCCATATATGGCTATCGTTCCAACTCAATTACTAGGAACTCCAGATGGTGGTTTAGCACAAGGCTTCAGTACTTGGTATGGTAAAGCATTACTTAACGAAAACCTAGTTGTTGGTGGTAAGATCGTTAAGGGTGAAGTTACTCAAGACTTCAACAAATATGCTGTTGCTAACGCAGTATTAACTTATTAATAAAGATTAATAATAAAAAGAGGAGCTTCTTCGGAAGCTTCTTTTTTTAACATATAACTATAATATTGTCTAAATTATATTGTATAATATATTTAAGGAGATGAATAGGAATTATGGAAATGACAAGTAAAGAATTCTTAAAAATTACTAAACCATTAGTTAAGTTTTTTAAAAGAAATAAAGTAAAGCACGATGTAGAAGTAAATCCATATTGTAATTTACATACTATTTATTTCTACTTCAATAATAAATCTTTTAAAGTAGTTTGGGACGGTGATGTTTTTAGGTTTATGGATTATGTAAAATCAGGTGCAGAAAGCATTTACCGCATTGTTCAAAGAGACCAATTCTATATCATAGAAGATAGAATTATCGATTATATTAATAACTTATTAATACAAGGAAAATAGAACTATGACAGTAGAAGCATTTAATATTAAATATGAACAAAGAACAAAAGTTTGGGAAATATCTGGTTTTGCAGGCATTGAAAGTTTACTTAATTATCAAAGACAAAAAGAGCAAACTGGAGATGTAGATGATGCCTTACTATCATTAGATATTTGTCCTTCAACATTAAGAGTAACAATTCCTGACTGTGATTTTATGGATATAGAAAAAATATATGAGTATACTAAGTCAGCAATTGAATTAAAGACAAAACAAAAAGTATTAGATTTTAATGTAAGATACTAAATCTGATTATAAGGCTCAAAATTCTCAATATTTTGAGCTTTTTATTATAAACTGATAAAATATCCAGTTACAATTAAAAAACTCTTATTTTTGAATAGTTATTTTCTGCTAAATTATCTGTAAACTTATTAAATTAAAGGAGATTTTATTAATGAGTAAATTAAATGAATATTATAATATTGCAAACGGCTTAGATGCATTATTAGAGGAATATGGAAAAGAATTAACTGAAAGTGGTTCTGATAAAGGTATTAATGGTTATTTAGTCCATAATGTTCCTGACTATGCAGATAAGTATAATTACATAGTTGCTAGATATGCTAATGATTACGATTCTCTTTGGTTCTGGGGTGCATGGAAAGATGAAAAACCTGCAAGAGAAGCAGCCGAAGATATTGGTGGAATTGTAATCTACCGTAATGGTTATGAAAAAGATCATCAACCAGAAAAACCAGAAACTGAAGAAACAGATGAATGTTTAAAAGAAGCTGAAGAAAAAGAAAAGGAATATAAAATTACTTGTACTTTTAAAGATGAGTCATTCGTAAATGAAGTTCAATTATCAGGAAAAAATCCAGAAGAAGTAAAAAAAGCCTTTATAGAATATTTAACCGATCCTGATAATTTTGATGGTGATGAAGAATCAACTTTAAAACCTGAAGATATTAAAAATCTTAAAATAGAAGAAATTACCACTGAATCTTTAAAAGAATATTATGATCCAGAGGAAGATGCAATTCCTGAATGTAAATTTACTCCAGAAGAACAAGAAGAATATGAAATTGATGAAGATGGCATTGATAAATCAGGAGATCAATGGATTCGTTGTGAATGGTGTGAAGATATTGTTCCTTTAGATGATTGTAGAAGAGAACTTAGCTTAGGTTGGATATGTGATAGATGTCAAAGTTCTTTATCTAGTAGAGGTGAAAAAGCTGCTTATTATGAAGCAAAAGATATTAAGAAATTTACTAAGGCTGAAAAAGCTTTAACAGAAGATGCTAATTTAATTAATGCAAAAGTAACTGATGTTGAATATAATGACGATGATGGATATGACCGTCATGTATTACTTTATCTAGGTGATGAAGATAAAACAGAAGAAGAAATTGAAGATGATCTTACAGAACAAGGAATGATTTATGTCTTTGTAAATGATATTTTTGAAAAAGAAATTCCTGCTAAAAATTATAGTCTTTATGACGTTATTGAATCTTATGATGTTCCTGAAGGAGAAGGTGTAAGTGCTACAATTGGTGGCGAGTATGACGATGAAGAAGATGACTGGGAAGATGAAGATGAACTTACAGAATATTTAGTAAAAGGTTTACAAGAACATATCAATGATAGACCTGAACCTATTGAAGATAATATAAAAGCTAAAGGTCAAGATAATGCAGTAGTTGACTGTCCAGTTCATAAAATCATTGCTCACTCTGAAGATGAAAAACCTTTAGACTGCAAAATGGAAAAACCAACACTTAAAAAACCACTTGCTGGAGATGAAGTAAAAATTAAATAATTAACCAAAGACCTACTTAATTGTGGGTTTTTTTATTGTATATTATATTGTAGATATTGATATGAAAGGAGGCAATAAAATGGTTAGAAGTAATTACTTAGGAAAAACTTTTGGTAACTGGAAAATTGTTGAAAGAATTAAAGGTAAAACGTATGGAAAATACCATGAAAATGACTGTATACATAATTCTTATTCTTTTGTAGCTAAAAACTTGACTACAGGATATAAATTAACTTTAAGTTCAAATGCCTTAAGATCAGTCAGAGATGGTAAAACAACAATAGACCTAATGTTTATTTCACCTTTGAGTGGCGGAATAAAAAATCCACAAATTAAAGAAGCTAAACAACTTAGAAAATTATATAATGCATTAGGATAAAATTAGGAGATTAACAAGATAATGAGTGCAGAAATGAATGAATTATTAAAATTCATTAAAGGTGAAAAGAAGAAAACTGAAACAAAAGCAAAGCAATTTGCTAGATGTAGTAATTCTATTGAATATTGGATTTTAAAAGGTAAATTAGATACTTATGATCAAATACTAGGAATGATAGAAAAAACTAATACAGATAAATAATACTCTATTATAGAGTATTTTTTTATTTGCTAAATTATTATGATAACACAATATAAAGGAGATTATATTATGCCATATTGTATTTATAGTAAAGATAAAAAACCTCTTCAAATATATGATTTCTATGAAGATGCTGCAGATGCAGTTCTTGATATAGAAGGATCTTATATGGTAGAAATTACTGATGAAGAAGCTGAATATATAGAAAAT